CATGGCCTTTAACTGTTGGAGAACATCCACATTGGGAAACGTGTCCTGCCATTCGGCTACGTCCTTCTCCGTAACCCCATACTCCGTCCCATCAAGGAGGAGGAGCGTCAGCACAGGAGGCGCGTCCAGCGGCTCTGTGCTATCGGGATTGGATTCGGATTGGATTGGATTGGATTGGATTCGCAGCCGCGTGCGCGTAAGCGGCTCTTCGCCGCAGTTCGCGGCGAGTTGCGGCGAAGCGTCATTATAATGTTCCTCTTCGTAGCGGCTGTCCGCATCTTCAAGACCGGGATATTTGGGCTTTGCGTCTCTGACTCTCTGGTGTTTTGCCCAGTTTGGGAACTGGAAGTAGGGCTTCCCGCCTACTGTGTAGAGGGAAACGCAGCCCACAGCCGCCAAATTTCGGAGCGCAACATCAATGTCTTTCTGCGTAGTCCTATCTCGGAGGGCAAATATTCTGCCTTTGATGATTGCGGGGCGGGCATCTCCTCGGCCCGCATCGTCCGCTTGCGTAATCAGTCCTACCCAAAGCCGGAACTCAAAGTCTGAGAGTGACGCTACTTTCTCACTTAAGAACGCACTCTCTTTGATAATCCTGTTTGGCATCTATAAGACCTCGGTATTAGATTTTCAAGGTGCGGCAACCCGTGGGGGCGCAAGGTCTTTGACAATGCCCCCCACTGTGCCTATCTCAAATGCTGTCCTCTTCGGGCAGCGGTGGATAGCCTGGTGTCAGGCAAAACCTGACGAGTACATCCATAGCTTCCGGGATTGCCGCTATGGCGCATTCCTGCGACTCCGCATCAAACCATGCGCACAGTTCCCTATCACAATAGGGAATGCTCACGTCATGGAGCGGGCAAAGCTTTCTATCCATCAGAACGGCAACTCCCCATCAGAATCTTCGATCTCTTCCTGAAACGGAGTCTTCTCCGTGGTTTCCGTGAACTTAGGCTTTGCCGCCTTGGGTGGCGTTGGGTCTTCTTCATCCTGGGGGGCTTCGCCACCGACCACCATTCCAGCCACCTGGAAGATGGAGGTCATGTCGAGTACGACCTCGGCGTTGACTTTCCACTTTTGGATGTCGGGATCTTCACCCTCTTTGCGGTAGGTGTCTTCGACCAACTGACCGAAGACAACCACCGTGTCCCCCTTGGCAAGACCAATATCACCGTCACCGATGAACTTGGCATCGTCACCCCACACAACGACGTTCATGTACTCATTGACCATTTGGCCGTCCTCGTTGTGGTGGCGGTCATACCGCATCCCAAACGTGGCGTATGGTCTGCCGGACTTGGTTTCCCTGAGTTCGGCATCGCGGGTGACATTGCCCCAAAGGATGATTGAGCCTTTCTTGAGGATGGGCGTCATGTCACTCCTCCTGGTCAAAGAAGCTGTCGGTCACATCGTCCGGCTCTACCACTTCGCCAGTGGTGAGGTCGGTATAGGCGACATCCTGCACATCGGCATTGTTGGGGATGATGGGAGCTGCGGTAGCTTCGACTTCCTCGTATCCCATCTCTTCGGCGTTGTAAAGGCCGCCGAGGTCTGCCGGGAATGCCTCGCGGAGCGCATGAGCTTCTGCGACTTTAACCAGCATGGTTGCGGGGCTATCCCGCCATTTGCCAGTAGGCTTACCATCCTTGGTCTTGATGTACTCACGCAGGTTGACGCTGGTATAGACAGGCTCCACATAGCCGTCAACAAATACCTTTGCCCACGCCGCAACAAGTTCCTCATCAGGGAGATAGAACTCTCCGTTGCGCTCAATGACATCGTGGTTCTGGTTCAGGACGATGACGCCACTCTTGATACCCTTGTACTTGGGGTTCTTCTGCGCTCTCTTCATGAGTGCAGACTTGCTGACGATCATGGCTGCGGGATCAGAGCCATACTTGATGCAGTAGGCATCCCGCAGGAAGGGGTTCAGCCCATTGAACTGGCAGAGGGTGAGGAACATATACGCCTCGCTGTCAGAGATATTGGCGGACGGGCATATGTACTGCTTGATGGACGAGATGGACAAGTCCACCTTGTTCCCCGCCATGTCGGAGTATGTAATCTTGTGGTCATTGGCCTGAGTAGCAACCAGGCTCTGCTTTGTGGACTGTCTCGCAACCGTCTGCCTATTAGTTGTTGACCCTGCTTTCATTGACGTGCCTCCTATAAATTTTTAGTGGTGTATTGATTGTTTTTTCATCCGACCAACCACGGTCGAGCCTTGCGCAGAGCGTTGAATCGTTTATGCCGAGGATCTTCGACCATTCGGAAACGGTGTGTGACTCCCCGTTCGCTGTGACGATGCGGTTGTTGGATTTATTATTGCTCTGCATAGACATATCTACCCATCGACAGTTTTCTGGACAGTAGTTTCCATCGTTGTCAATGCGATCAATGGAGAGGTTATCGGAATACCCATTGGACATAGCCCAGTTGTAAAACGATTGGAAGTCCTTACGCCATTCATCACAGACTTCAATGCCACGATTACCATATCTTCGGTATTCGGTGGAAGTTTTGCGGTAGCACCGGGCTTTCATTCCGTGCCAAATACTGTATAGGCGTGATTCATACTGTCCATGCGTAGTGCTACGCTTTGCGATAGATTCATTGGCAAGGCAACCGCAACTGCGAGTATGGCCTGATTTCAAATAGTGACCATATACGACAGTTTTATTTCCGCAGTCACATTGGCAATTCCACCGCATAGAACTCGTACCAATCGTTCCTGCCGCAGAAAGAACGGTAAGCCGTCCAAATTTTTGCCCAACTAAATTGTCTCGCTTTGGCATAATCATTCTCCTTTCCCTTGGTCATTGGGATTATAACGAGAATGTCAATCCTTATAGTTTTTTATACTCAAGATTGTTTGCTACCATGCACCGCTTGAGAGCACCAAACGCTTCGGCAGTGCCAGTGACCTCAAAGCGAAGGGTGTACAGCTTCGGCTTGGGCGGTTCTTCCGCAACAACCGGGCGAATGAATGTGGCAGTAATGTGGGGGTTCTCCTGCGCAGGGGCTTCCGGCGCATCCGTTTCAGGCTCTTCATCGAATGCCTCTTCCGCTTCCCTCGCCTTGCGCTCTTCCTCGGCTTTCTGAATGGCTTCCAGTCGTTTGCCCTCTGCAATCGACTTGGAGAGATTGTGGCTCTTTCCATACTCAGAAAGCATAGCTGCCTCATAGGGACTGTTCATTCCCCGGATAGCGTCGAGTCCTTCGCGCACATCCTCGATCTGGCTCACGATGCTGTTGGCGGCGTCAATCTCGTTGAAGGTGGCGTTCAGCCACTTTGGGTCGAACACGTCCTCAAAGGAAATGAAGCTGGAAATATCTGCGGAGTTTGAATCGAACAGATCCCGGAGCCGCTGTTTCTTCTCCTCCTTAACCTCGTTCTCCATAGCCTTTATCTGGCCGTCGATGTTTGACTTGGCGTCGCTGACAATGCCAGTCAGTTCCTTGCACTTGGCCTCGTACTCCTCGTAAGGCTTCATCCAGATTTTCTTGATTGCCTTACGCTGGCTGTCGATGCCGTCAGCGACTTTATTGAGACTCGCCCTTGTTTTCTTGGCATCGGCAATGGCATCGGGGGTTACTACCATGGTGGCGTAAGGAGCCAGCTCTTCCGTAAGCCATTCCTTGACCGCCTCAAAGTTGGTCTCGATCTGTGTGTTGGCTACCGTTGCGAGATCGGTAGTCACCTGAAATTCAATCTGCGGCATGATTCTGCTCGTCCATCTCCTTCCGAATCAAATATGATCTGCGTCTTGCGACACGAGGATTCCATCCGCACTTATCGCACTGTCCTTCATGCCGCTTCTTTGGCGGGCATACGATGGCAGCTTTGTTGAAATCGCATCCATCCGGGTACAGAACGCCTGGGTCGATATGCGAATACTCGATATCCGGCGCGTACAATTCTTCATCTTCGTACATTTGGTTTCCTTCCTATATTCTCAGCGGCATGGGAGGAACCGTGTCTGTCTCCACATAGCGCCAGAATTTGATTTCTTCTTGTAGCAGGTAGTCCATGTTATCAGCCATATCATCACGGAGAAACAAATACTCCCGTAGCGTGGAATCTCCGCTGGCACCGATCAGTTCGGCAAACAGGTAAAAATACTTGAAGCCAGATGCGAGAAATTGGTGTGATAGCTGGCATAGATACCCGTCCGGAATCCTTCCGTTCCACTTGGCCCAGTCGGCCCTGGACATGAGTGTTGCGGTCTTGATTTCCAATCCGCCCTTATCGTCGTCCTGGTCAGTCAGTTCTCCGTCCAGTGTGGCTCTCAGCCACGGACGCTCCTCCTGATAAACGAAATCGTATGGGCGATACTCCAGCGTAAGCTCCTGGTGTTTCGCCATAAAGAGCTGGCGCAGGGCATCTTCCGCCCTGTTCCCATAGGATACAGCGGCATTATCTGACAGGTCTTTCGGCTTGGCTCTCCCGGTTTTCAGCTTCCACAAGTCCATCTTGGACATGAATCCGTAGCCGAGGATCGCTCCTGCCTCAGACGCTCCGATATGACCGGATCTGGCATTCAGCCAGTCTTCACGGGTGCTGTGTTCCTCGTATACAGTGGACATCAAACGGCCCTCGCATATCCGCAGCGGTTCTTTGGCTGACGCTTGCAGTTGGTGCAGCGAGGCTTGGCGCAGGACAGGCACTCGTCGATGTCCATTTGGGTCTCCGTGCTGGCCCTTCTGATTCGTCTCGCATCACCATGGGAGGATGCGTAAATGCTCCTCCATGGCGGCGTAGCGTGAAGGATCTCATTTACAAACTGCGCATCACTCATTTGGCAACACCTCCGGAGGGATTCTACCGGCCTCTATCTTCGCGGCAACGTCCCGGACATCGAACAGCCGACGGCCTCTGAATAGATACGCAGTAAGTCCGCTCGTGAATTTCATCGCAGTCGTTCGGCTTACTCCCAGCTCTTTCATGATGTTGGCCGTGGTCATAAATCCGCCGTACCGCTCATAGAGGATTCGCTTACGCTCGCGTAATGCTGAATCTGTATTCAGTGAAACTCTCGGCATCTTTCTACCTCTGCGACAAAGCGTTTCGCCCCGCCTCTGTGTATTTCAAGGAATATCGCCTGCGGTATATCGAGTCAGCGGCGACCGAAGCTCCGATACTGTTTTTTCTCCGCTCCTCGCGGGCGGCATCAATGACTTTCCTGTATGCCATGTACTTTTTGCACGTACCCTGGCATCCGACACGCCGATCCGGGCAATCCTCTTCCCCCCGCTTATGGCACGGGGGACAAGCCACTATCGGTATCTCAAAGAACATGGCTCACCGCCCGGAAGTTACGGAAAGCGGATGTTCGCGTTTCTTTGAGAGCATATTGATTTCAACCTTTGCACCAGTGACGGCTGCTTGGAGAATCACCATGCGGTCTCGAACGTGGTTGTACGCCTGAAGACCATCCGGGGTCATATCAGCAACCGGCGCATGGGCAAGAATCTGAGCACCCCTGTTGATTTTTCGCACTCCGGTAGTCACGCACTGTGTCGCGGTCGCGGTATAGTCATCGGGATTTATGACACGATATCCGACGCCACGAATGCTTTCGACCATCTTGCCGTGGTCAATCAACTGCTTCTGTGACTGGTGGATCAGATAGCGGTACTCGCTGTCTGTCTTCTTTACGCCAACAAGCTCGGCGATTTGTCCGTGGGTCATTGATTCCCCATAATTCAGGTTGGCGAAAGCGTCCACGATCTTACCAACCTTATCCTTTCTGTTCATCTTTTACCTCCTGTTTGAGATTTATCCGCACCATAGAATCTGCACCTGACCATACCAGACCTCGCCTTGCCGTGCCTTAAAAGCCGTAGACGCCGAACCAAACCGCACCCAACCCCGACATACCAAAACGCATATTCCGCATCAGACCATAACAAGCCTTGCCTAACCGCTCCTAACCAAGCCGTAGACGCCGAACCAAACCTCACCAAACCTCACCAAACCCCACATCAATCCACCGCATAATCCGAAGCGAACACTACCATGCCCTACCACATCAAACCTTGGAAGCCGCACCATACCTTGCCTGACAACACCTGACTTCAACTCAACGTACCATGCGTGACCTTGCCGTGTATTCCTTATGGGGAGCCGGAGCATACGGCTCCCCTCAAATTTATTCAGGCTTCGACTTCGGAGACGGACGCAGCAAATCGACCGTAGCCCATTTTCCGCATCTCACACAGGCCGACATAGTTGCCTGCGTTCTCGATGGCGAGGGCGATGTCGCCAACATCAATCTTCGACTCGTCATACATCAGCTTGAAGCTTGTGCGCCATGTGTTGAAGCGAGGCCGGGTGCGAATAACCCTCGACCGCATAACACATACGGTGCGGACATCGCGGAAGCGGGGATCAACCTTCATCTTCTCGTAGTCCTGAACCTCGCCGATGTCGAGCGGCGCGAGGCTATCCACCACCTGGACATACTTCTGAATAGCAGAGCCATTCTTGTTCATCTTCGCGCCATTGAGGATGGTAGCCGCGATGCACTCGTTGGGGATGACCAGGCCGATGTTGTCATCCCAGTAAACACCAGCCTCCCATTCGAGGTCGGAGATTTTTTCCAGATCCTCTTCTGTCTTCTTGCGCTTGGAAGTCAACTCGCTCTTCTTCTTGGCGATGGGGTGAAGCGGGTTGACGCACTTGGGAGAGTTCTCGATAAGGGGAGACGTGCCGTTCAGCGTTACATAGAGATATTTCATTTGTGCAATTCCTTTCTTCTTTTTCCATGACGTTGCATGGTTTTTTCTCGCAGTCCGTCTTAACGGACATTGGGTTTGTTATTCTTCGGGCAGATCAAGGATCTCCCTGATGGCTTCGATTATCGGCGACCGCTTGGTCTTTCCATCCAGCACCCGCTTGATGGTGGCGTTGTCGCAGTAGCGTCCAGTCTGTGCCGTGATCTCTTCACAAAGCTGTCTCTGCGTCATGCCCATGTCGATCAGCCGATGTTTGACCGCCTTTTTCATCTCTTCCGGCGGCATATCCTCACTCCTTTCGTAATATTGCGGTGCGAGTTGCGTATTCCCCTATATTTAGGGGTTGCAAATGTGACCTATGTGTGTTATTATGATGTCGCCAGACATATTCAGTAACACAACGCACGGGTAGCATCTGCCGGGGCTTGGTTTTTTGTTAGCATCCGAACTCAACTCACACGCATATATTACTACGGAGTGCGTATAAAGTCAACCCCTACAGAGCGTCAGAACAGAACTTTGGAGAAGTGCATAATTTTATGGGGGTGATTTTGTGAGTTTTTACGATAACTATGTTAGGCTGTGTTCTCTTAATGGAGTTTCTCCGTCCGCAACAGCAAAAAAGGTAGGCGTTGACAAGTCAAGCGTATCCCGTTGGGCGAAAGGAGCGGAACCTCGTAGGCAGACTGTTTTGCGTGTTGCAGATTTTTTCGGAGTAAGCGTTGATGAATTGATGGGCGAAGACGTTTCGCCAACAATTAAAGAAGAAGAACCAGTTAAGCAGAAAGAAACGGGGCTTGCCGCTGCGCTGGAAGCTCTCCGTGACCAGCCTGGTAGAAGAATGCTCCTTGCCGCAACGTCTGGCATGAGCGAAGCCCAGGTTGAGAAAGTAGCCGCATTCCTTGCGGAGATCAGAGGGGGTAATAAGGATTGAGGTACATTCCCGGAGCGGACTATCATGTTTTTTGGATTTCGTTTCCGAAGGACAACGGGACAGACGGTGGGGCTGTAATGCCTAACCAAGATGACGATGGATATTCTATCTACCTTGATGCGCGGTTGTTGTCGAATTTAGAAAAGGCAAAAAAGGTTTTTGACCATGAGCGGAAGCACATCGAGAACGATGACTTTTGGAATGCCAAGCCCATCAGAGAGATTGAAGACATAAAATAAAAAGCCGCCCCGTAGGACGGATGTGATATGAGGGAAACGTTTTGTCAAATGACAATTCCAAAAAGAAATATCAGTATGTCCGGGAGACAGAAACCTATAACGGGAAGCAGTACGAGGGGAAGGGCAAGACGAAAGCCGAAGCTCGCCGCAAGCTGGCCGCGAAGATTGACGCTGCAAAACGTGGAGAGACCGGGATAAATCAGGATATGCTTGTAAAAGCGTGGGCAAACACATGGCTTACCACGTACACAAAAGCCCGTGTCCGGAAAGCCGGGGAGCCGAAGCTGCGCGGCACTATGAATGAAGCCACCTACAGAGAGTACGAGCAGCTTACCCGAAACTACATCGTGCCGGAGATCGGAAACCTACGGCTTCGTGAAGTGACGCCGCCTCATTTGCAGAAGCTCTTGAACGACAACAAAGACAAATCCTTCTCCCACGTCTCCAAACTGAGCATCACGATCAAGGCGATATTCCGGCAGGCGTTCAATGGCAGGATCATTCCATTCGACCCTTCGGCCTCTCTGACGCTTCCTGCGGCGCGGAAGGGGTCTCGGCGGTCGCTTACCCAGGAGGAGCGCGAATCGTTTCTCAGCGCGGCGCAGGAGAATCCTCACGGCCTTTTATTCCGCTTCCTGATGGCCACCGGCATCCGGCCCAACGAGCTTGCTGCCGTAAAGGTCGGTAACATAGACATTGCTCAGAAGCTGGTGCATATCACGCAGGCCGTGGAGACCGGCTCCAAGGAGATCAGCTCACCTAAGACCGCCAGCGGAATACGCTTCAGTCTTATAAACGATACGGAAGATAAAGAGATCATATCCGATATTGAAACGCATATTGAAGTAAAAGATGCAGACGCTTTCCTCTTTACAAAAAAGGACGGAAAGAGTATGCTGACAAGGCAGGCATTAAGGGTTTACTGGAAGTCTTTTTACCGCCAGTGGGATATTAAAATGGGCGCGGAGCATGACGGGCGTGGGCATATCTATGATCCGTCCGACATAAAAGCTGACGGTACACCGTTATATCCCGACCCAGCAGACCCGACAAAGCCGAGGAACGGGCACAGGCTTTCACCGGATCTCGTTACATACTGCTTGCGCCACACCTTTGGAACGGATATGCAGAGAGGTGATGTGCCGATTGAAGTAACCAAATACCTCATGGGCCACGCGGACATTTCTACCACCGCAAACATCTATGTAGACACCGGAAAAACAGACGCGATCAGGGCTGTCGGCATATTAGACAAAAAATCAGCTCTGGAAAATGGTATGGCAAAAAAGTAAAGACCGGTAAAAAACGTAGTAATATCAACGGGTATATGGCTGGAGTCTCATGCTTCGTAATCATGAGGTCGGGGGTTCGAGTCCCCCATCCAGCTCCACGAGTATAAACCGCTTCAAATCTTCGGATTTGTGGCGGTTTTCTTGTTTTTCAGAACATTTCAATACTATTAACCAAAATATAAATATCTGGCGTTTGTCAAGTAAAACGGCATCTTGCTGTATAAAAGTGTCCAAAACTGTCTATTTTGTTTATGGCAAATTTATGTCAAAAGATTTTGCTCAATCGGAATAATGACGAAAGACCCCTGAAAATGATGGGGTTTATGGCAAATTTTATGGCAAAAAACAAGACCCCATGCGATCATGAGGTCTTGGGATAATATCAAGCTTCCTCGTCAGGGGGAGCTTTTTTCACGTAGTTTTTCGCTCGGTATTCCCGCATATACGCTGTATGGTATGCCCGGATCTTCTCTCGGTTTTTCTCTGCGTATTCTCGGCTATAGGCCAAGCGCTTTTCTCGGTTCCTTCTGTAGTATTCCCGCCATTGTTCGCGGCGTTTCATTCGAGCATATTCTTCTCCTGTCAATCCTCGTCCTCCTCAAAGAGTTCTACGGAGTCCAAGTCTGCCATTGAGCATATCTCCAACGCCTTGTCAAAAACAGAGTTTTCAAGAATGGCAGCCGCTTCAACTATTTGGTTCTCGACATCCAGGGTAGGCGGTTCGCCGGTTTGCATGATGTAGCAGTAGGTTATGATGCCGACAGCCGCAGCCTTGAGTTCCCGATCATTCATCTTCTTCGCCCTCCAGAAAAATGTTACGGGCTTCATTACAGAACTCCTCGTAATCGTTGTGACCGCAGATGAGCATAAGCTTTTGCAGTTCGTACATTGCTTCAAGGAAATCTTCCAACTGCTTCTTGGGGATTCGACACGCACAGACATAGTAGGGATCGCCATCTCTCACCTCATCGTGCAAATACTTGACACGGATGCCACGCTTTTCAATGAGGTTGTCGGCCTTGTGGTCGGGCGTGTCAATATAGAAGAAGGTTATCCGCCTGCTCCAACGGCTCGGTGTGACAGCAAAGGCGTTGTAGATATGGATGCGTCCGTTATTGGCTTCTTCCAATAGTCATCTCTCCTTCGGCGGATGATACGGAGTTACCCTCGTGAACTCCTCTATCATCTCAATAAGCTTTTCGTCCTCGATGTAGAAAGGGTCTTTTGCAACTCCGTTGTATGCGTTGCAGATGAGCTGCCCCAGGCGCATATCTGGAAATCGCTCCCACGCCGTTGCAAGGCGTTCGCAGATGGGACGGATTCTATCTTTATCTCTCATAGCTTCCACTCCGGCGGATTGCTGAATGGCTTCCACGCCACGATGAAGTCATAGACAGGATATTTCTCCCGCAGGCCGGGAATGAACCAGAACAGCGGCTCGCCGTTCTCGTCATCGACGATGTAGCCCTCCCTCACCCGTGGAAACGGGTATTGCGTGGGAATGAAAGCCTGGACGCTCTCAAATGCGTCTGGAAGATGCTCCGCCGTCAAAGTCCATCCATCGGTCATGGCTGCACCTCATTGCCAACGGAACGTCCGATGTTCCCAAGTTTCTCGGCCATTTCTGCGATAGTGGTTCCCCCATCGCACGGATTGGTAATGGTTCGGTCACTTGCTGTGCATGTGATGTTGGGGTACGAGTATTCCTTGGGGCACTGGCTCATCAGCAGGCGGCAAAGTCCGCACGGCAGCTTGTAGCCACAGGTATTCGTGTAGTTGCAGGCAGTGCCGGTTCCGATAGTCCCGTTCACGTTTGTCGTGGTGAAATCATTGTTGGTGGTCATTTGAGTTCTACCTCCCATCCTTTTTCAAAGTAGGCCGTCTGCCGCATATCCCTCGCAGTCAGTTCGCCGTTGATGTGGCAGTCCATGTTCTTCATGAACCGCTCGTGAAATTTGTCCAGCCACTCGTCGCTCATATCCATGTCACAGCCAAGGGTGTAGACCATTACATCGAGCATCATCTTTGCTCCTGTCTCCACGCCGTTGTCGTAGGCTTTGAGGACATCGGCAGCGGTGCGCGGGATTTTATTCGGATTTGTCTTCTTCTGCCCCATTAAACCAAGCCCCTCCACTTTGGTACGCAATCGCCGTGGTCGGGATCGCAGTCAGCATCGGCGTAGGCGCAGATCTGGCACATCTCAAACTGGCAAAGCACATAGTCCAGATCCTTGAGCGCAGCCTTCAGCGTCTTCTTCAGCTCCGCGTTCTGTTGGCGGAGTTTTTGGATTTCAATCTCTTGCTCTGTCATATTTGATATTCTCCCACTTTTTGTAGGCGTCCAGGTACGCCTCGTCCTTATCACCGTTGTAGGTGAACTCGTAGTACATCCCGTCATACAGCGTCGTACTCAAAAGCGCCTTGTGGTTCTGGAGCGCCTTACAGTACCAAACGATGAACACATCGTCATCGGTAAGCTGAACGCCGTCTGTCGGGTCTGTGTGCGATATGGCGTAGTGCTTGACCGTCCACTTCGCCCACGCCATGAAATCTGCTTGGGTCATTTCTCCATCTCCTTTTTTCCAAGCCCAAATAATTCCGGGAAATCGTTGGGGTCTTTTCCTAAAGTAATAATGTCTTTTCTCAAATCATACTTTTGAGGAATAGTTCCATAGCGAGAATACATAGTAACTCTCAGTTTTGCTTTTCGTGTTTCTTTCTCCGATTGCCACTTTTCAGATAGATATGCACTCATATTCTTTTCCGCCATGGCTCGCTTAGTATTTTCGCTCATTTTTTTGCGAGTCTCTTCTGAGACGCCTCTTGTCATGTTTGACTCTATGATTCTTTGGCGTCCCGCTTCGCTATAATTCTTTGGCTTACCTTTGAGCGAGGCGGAGATTTTAGCCTTATGCTCTTCTGATAGATGCGTCCCCTTATGAATCTGAGACATTCGATTTCCGGTTGCTATTCTGTTTGCATCAGAAACTCTTCGGCCATAAGCTCCCTCGCCTCCGAGAGTCTGGTTATATCCAAATTCTCGTTCGGTTGTTCTAAGCAACGCAATAAGTACAATCTCTATTCTTTTAGCTTCGGTCTCTGTTAGGTTTTCAAAGATAATATCCGTTCTGATATTTTCCCATCCGTACTTTTCAATAGCGTTCCTCACAATGGGCTGGTTATGATACCCTTTGCCATTTCTGAACCTACGCTTTATGTCTTTTGAAATGCCCACATATTTCTTTCCGTTTGGGAATGTGTGGATATAAATTACGAATCCCATCTATTTACCGCCAGCGCAAGGTCGCCGTATTCCTTCGCTTTGCCCGTAGGCTCATAAATCGGTGGCTTCATTTTTCTCTATCTCCTTTATGGCGTCATATACGCCGTCCCAGTAGGCGGTCAAGATCTCGTCTTGGAATTTGAGTTCGGCGGTCAGCTCCGCCTTTTTGCGGTTGATCTTTTGCATCTTGGCATCAGTGAGCCGCTTTAATACTTCTTCGTGCTCAGTTGTCATAGTTCCTCCCATAATGCAGTCTGCCCTTGTAGCTCAACCTTTCTTTTGTATAAGTCAAAGCTCTTGACGGCCTTGAAAAGCCGTTTGTCATTACACCAGCGCTGCATATCTCGTAGCACTTTGGGAGCTGCGGGCTTGTTATAGAGCATCAAGTATGGATCATATTTCAGTTCTCGAAGAATATTGATGCGATATAGAGCTTTCGTCACGTGTTCTTCGACAGAACACTTCTCATAATTTGTGAGGATATAAACTGTCCCACAGCTACCTTTGGGCTTATGGGTTGTGTGGGATGCGTACCACTCAAACCTACTACCGAGATCATCCTTGGGGTTATCCCACGCGAAATGAATATTTTTCAGATTGATTTTGGATAAATCATTGAGGTCTTCTTCGGTCAGAAGCCGAATGTCGAGTCCCTGGTTAAAATCGACCGCCGCACCTGTGTCTGCATACTGCATGAAAAGATCGTGTTTATCCTTGCAGGCTGTGATGTTTGGATCGAGGACTTGGATTTCTTTCTGTCCGCACCAAAAGTCTGAAACATCTGCAACCTTCACGGAACATCGTCCCTCTTTGGGAGCTACATGGCAAAAGCCGCATCCGCGTGGACATCCTCTGCTTGTCATTGCTACGGCGAAGTCATACTTGGGATAAATCGAGTAATCAGGGAACATCTTTTCTATTTCTGTAGGCAAAAGATCGTTTTTGCTTTTATCAAAATGTTCTATGCCATTTGTGTCCGTGGTTATGCAGTAACCAGTGCCACCCTTAATAACTTTGTCAGTATTAAGCGGCGCGGGAATATCGGGAGAGTATGCTTCAGAGAAAACCTTGCTCATATAAACAACGTCGTAATGTTCCATCCCCCACCACCAATCAACATCATCCCCAAGCGATTTGTGATACGCGCTAATGCGCATGAGAGCCAAGTTCGGAAAGTTGTGGCTATCAACGTCAATAAGACCGACTTTCATTCTTAAAACCAAATCTCCTTCTCGCCACACCATAAGCATTTCCACACGCCAACGCTCCCAGCAAGTCCGCCGTCAAATGTGCCGAAATAAACGTATTTATGTTTGTGGGATACTTTGAACGCCCGAATAACCAGCCTCGGGAGGGCTGTTATTATCCAGATCACGTTTCCTCCATGTAGTGCTCGATGTGCTTGTCCATGTGGCACGACAGACAGAGCCAGCCATTCGGAGAACAATAATCTCGTATCATTTCCGATTGTTCATGGCGTTCGCCACATACACCACACCGACGATAATACTTTCGCGCCTTTTTCATATCTGCCCCTCCGAGAAATGTTTCTTCGTCACGTTCACGCAGAATTGGTCAATCTCACTGGCCCACAACGCCGTGCCAACTCCGTTGCACTGCTCCCAGCACAGCGGTGCGACGCCCAGCCCATCAAACAGGCTACCGAGTGTTGCCGGACGCTCATACATCGCGCTGATCCTACGTATGAGCCAAAACCAGAATGGCTTGCACATGGAGTTGCCGTAGGCTTGATATTTTGCTGAGTCAGAGTCTTGACGCTTTTTACCAGTTTCGTCATACCAAGTGCCGATGTCCGTCCATCCGTCTGGAAGCCCCTGCAGCCTGCCGCACTCAGTTGGGGTGAGGCGGCGAACCATACTCTGAGGCTGTATCGGAACAAGGATGGCTTGCGCATCGTGCATAGTATCAAGCGTGTTCGCCGTTTCCTGCATGGAGATCTGATTGAGCTGGCCGTTTCCAACGCAGACGGCGGGAACCTCCGAGCAAACAATGGCCGTGTAGTCAGTTACTCGGTTGTTATGATCGCCGGTGATAGTGCAGACCGTGTTCCCATCTCCGTTGCCTCTGGCATCGTAGACCTTGTGCATGTAGGAGGATCGTAGTGCGCTGCACTTTTCCTCTTCGACAAGGATTCCTTTGCCGCCTCCCGGCTTCCCCGCTCTTTCTTCAAAGCTTATTGCGCAAGACCGGACTGCACTTTCAGCGCCTGCTCCAATGCCTCCGGTAGCTCCTTCCCGCGTTTCTCCGCTCTCGCCAGAATCCCACGACAAGCCTTTGCGCTCAAAGAGTATTTCGGGGGCGGAGAGTCCTCCAAAATCTGCGACAAGCGCGATACGGCGACGCCGCTGGGGAGTGCCGGGAACGAGCACTCGTCCATCAACATACTGGGTCGCTCCCCAAAACTGCGCGTCGTGTACTCGCCAAGCAATGCTCCAGGAGCCATCTTCAGCGTAATAGCACCCGGATTTTGTCCATCCGCCATCCGGGACACGCACAGACACAGCGGCTCCGGGTTCTGCGACTTTGATGATTTCTTCGATGACAACCGCGAAGTCTTCTCCACGGTGTTCTTTTCCGGGGCTGGTGAGTGCGCCCGGGACATTCTCCCAGACCATATACCGAGGTCGCAGAAATCGACCTGTCCTTCCAGTCCTTCTGTCATGTTCTCTCATCTCCCTTACTATCCGCATTTGATCCAGAAAGAGGCCGGATCGAGTTGTTTCTTCGTCTCCCTTACTCTCGTGCTTTATCCCTGCGCGGCATCCAGCTACGCTAAGATCTTGGCACGGAGAGCCGCCGAATATGCAATCAACGACCGGGAGTTTCGATCCGTCCAGCTTCGTGATATCCCCGAAGTGTTTGATTTTTCCCAGCTCCTTCCGAATCATGAGGTCTTAGGTTTCCCATTGAACGCTGTATTATAAACGTATTGTCAAGCGGTTTCGGCGCATTTTCAGAAATTTTAAAAAATAAAAAATCTGCCCGATTAAAGGCAGATCCAAAGTGACAGTTTAGATTCTGAAAGTAAGGGGGGTATGTTTATACCCGACAGCGGCTTTATACCCCCTTATCCGTGCAAATTATATTCGTGAGGGTATAATTACTATTAGTATAATCTTTCTTCCAAAGTGACAAAGTGAAACTTAGTGAAACTTAAAGTGCAAAATTGGCACTTTATCTCCAGTAATTACAGTAAAAGTGTAATTCGTGGAGAAAACAAAGTAAACTTTAGAACGTACACATCGGCAAAATCCCGTGGAATTGCCGCCGCGTATCCGCACGTATGCTGCCGGTACGCCGCTTCATAGTCGCGCCCAAGCCGCAGCGCAGACGCCAATAGCGCGAAGAACGCCCACCGCTGATCCTGACGGTGAGCGTTCCCATTGGAAAGGAGGTGCCGATGAAGAAAACCCTGAGACATTAAATTAAAGGGCAGCCTTTCCTCCCAGGCGTCCGATGTTCTCCCCGAACAAAGGATGGTACGCCCTGCCACGATTCCGTGACGTTGCCCGCGTCCCCAACTTATATCCCGCGAGTACGACGCTTACGCGGCTGGCGCAACGTAAAGGAATCGAACTTTTTCGGACTTTCATCCGGCCTGGGTTTAGCAAACCCGCCTCTTACCATCCGAGCCACGTTGCATATCCGTGTTCTTTCCGAGCCAGCACACGGAAGCTGACGAGGTACGCGCCGCCCTTAACGCCTCGGACTACTGCATCGTTTCGCCCCAACGGGGAGGGCCGTGGCGCTTGCGGTAGGATTTGAACCCACAAGGACTTCCATCCTCTCTCGGTTTTCAAGACCAGGCAGTTACCGTTACTGTACGCAAGCATATTGTGTGCGGCGGTGGCTTCACTGAATGCCGCTTATCCACCTTTACCCCGCACTGGTTCGTATGGCGGCTATATCGGGTTTCAGATTCCGTCCGGCTTTCACGGATGGTGTATACCGTCCAGCATTGTTGGCACTTTCGTAGTTCCCACGGGTCATATCCATACCGCGCTTTTGTGAGCTGACCACACACGCAATTACAGCATCGCGGCTTGAGGGGGATCGTTCAGGACTTCCTACCCCATCCGACTTTCCGCTGCGTACTTTCTTGCCGCCAGGCGCGTCCGGGAGTCGAACCCAGACACCAGGGGGAATCGAACCCCTTGCTCATTACGTCCACCCACCGGGGCGTGGCGTCCACGGAGAATTGGCGGTTCATGTAGGTCACGATCCTACGACCTTCCGATTAACAGTCGGATGCTCTACCAACTGAGCTAATGAACCATATATTGTGCAGTTTCCAGAGTGATTACCACGTCCGCCTCTGTGCGGGAAGTTATGATCCCGGAATATCTCACCGGGCGCTTTCCTGGGCCACAACGGACAGCTTTCCACTGGCATTGTCATTCTTTGTGAGGGTAGCCTGCTCCCGCTCACATAGCAAGGCGCTACCTTGCCTCTGGCATGACCTCTTGGGACTTGAACCCAGATTTCGCGGTTTTGGAGACCGCCGTGTTACCGATTACACCAAGGCCACATATAAAGGGCGGTTGTAAGTCTCCCCAGTGCCAGCCTAACGCTCCACCCCGCGAGGATCGCAGGGCTTTCGACTGACAGTAGGCAAGTGAACTGACCCGCCACAGTTATCGGCTTACTGCGTAATTACATTATTATCGTCGCGTAAGCGACCGCGCAAAATTTTGAAAAGCGCAGGTACGGATTTGCACCGTACATGGCAGCGCACTTTGGGCCGTTCGGTTGACACATTTCCTCCGGCGTTGTCGCACAACGCTATGTCCCCGCTGCCTCCCCGTAAAGAGTCTACCTTTTCCTCCACTGCGCATATTTTTCGGATACAGCCCCGGACGCCAGACGCCTCAGAACGCCCGGAACCGTACCCAGAAGAAAGGAAGATACCCATGAGAACGTCCCGCGTCCCCTTAATGAGCGCATTATGATAATACCCTAATGCGCCTTTGTCAATACCCCATGCAAATATTTTTTCGTCTCACGCCCGCCAGAACGCCTCAGACGCGATCTTTTATCCAGACGCATCATTCCCCGGATATCATGCGTAAACGCTATAGCAGTGCGTCAGGTGAAGCGACAGCAGAAATGAAATGCGGAAATTAAATCGAAAATGAAATAGGAGGATAGTAGCATTAGATTCCCAATACAAATTTTAAATAGTTGGATGTTGGGAGGTGCAAGCAGCGCAGCGCGTCCTGGCTTCCCGTTTTCAATTCCAAAACCGGGGGGTATGGCGTGCTCGTGCTATGGTTACGACGATAACCACGGCATGAACGGGCAAAGCGGATTGACGGCGCAAGGATCGACGGGCGCAAAGACAAAGCCGGGAAAGTGCTTTCTCTTCCTCTCTCCCGGTTCCCCTCTTCTTATTCCCCTCTTGCGTGCGTTTGCGTGTATATGTATGTATGTATATATATAAATAGATAATCATATAATAAAATAATCATATATATATTATCATACAATCATATATTATAAAGCGGTATTTGAAAGAGAAAGAAATATATAAAGAAAGAGAAAAAACCTATTAAATTAGTATGTATTTAAGCATAGAAAAAGCCCGCCATTTTCGGCGGGCTGGATATGGGGATATTTTGTTTTATTCAGCGTTGAACGCTTCCGCGAGTGCTTTCTGTCCAGCCGTGCAGCGCTCTATATAGGACATACGGCGCAAGGCTTCCACGGCGGCGGGGATGTGCTTTCCCCATTTAACAGCCGGGGCGACGGCTTCCCCGCTGGATACTTTCGCAAGCGCGGCGGCGGCGGCTTTGTATGCGCGGCGATATGTGACATTATTCCTTTCCGTTTCCCTTTCAGCGGCAATCAGCCGCTCCAGATCCGCG